AATTAACTGACACCCTAATCAGAGCACTTGGCTGCCCTGATTGGCTAGCCACTTGGTTTACGCTATTCCGCAGTAAATGGAGAATGTACTTCCTCACTAAAGACGGTAGAGTTTGGTTGGAAGGTTCTGAGAAGCAATTTAGCGGAAACCCATTCACCATATGTGAGAACACACTTGGAAACATGGCATTATTTTACACCATATTCGACATACAAAAAGAAACTGCTGCACTATTTAAAGGAGATGACTCCGCCGTTAAGGCCAAGAAAGTTAAATTAAATTCAGACGGGGAGAAGTTTATTGCAGCAACTGGACATGTTATCAAAGAACATAAGGGTTTTGTGGGTGACTTTGCAGGTTTTATTATAACACCACACGGTTTGTTTCCCGATGCACTCCGATACACAGCAAAATTCATAGGCAAAACATACGTTGACCAAGAACATTTCAATGAAACGAAAATCAGTATATCACAGCGAGTGGCCGTAGTAAGAACAGAGTACCAGAAAAATTCCGGCGTTGCACACCTCGCTGATTTCTACAAAGATATAGGACTAACTATTGGCACAGCCGAAATATTATTTGATTTTTTGAAAAGTGCATCGAACATTAAATACGAAGATTTAACAACTGTCGACCTTCACGTGATACAACCACAAGGTGAAGGTCCTGAATTCTACAAACTACAACAGTAAACAGCAATTTACGGTGTAGCACACGTTAATTCGTGGGTGGCTTAGGCTGCTACACCGAGGGGTTTGCCACCTTCCCCTCACGATTGTGGAGTTTTTAGAATCGAACAGCTACTAACAACCATCTTTTCTCCACTTAATTTGAACTGAAGATCGAAACCTGCACTTTGGAAATAAAGGAAAGTGCTATCAAGAACTAGCACAAAACATCTAAAGCACTTCTACCTCTGCCTTAGTTTATAAGAAATTTCAATGGTACTCTCTCTACCGCTTTTTCAATGGCCGAAGCAACCGAAAACCCCGTTGATCCCGACCTGTTCAACGACCTCCAAGCCGACAACGAAGTCCAATCCGAACACGTTCGTGTGGAACCTGGTCTATCTTTTCTTCAAAAGTGCATTCACCCTCCTAGTGCTATACCTGGTTTTATTGGCATGCCTACAAATGAC